TAAAGAACCTTCAATGGATATTTATAAAGAACCTTTAATAGATTTAATTGAAATAGATAAAGAACCTTCAATGGATATTTATAAAGAACATTTAATAGATTTAATTGAAATAGATAAAGAACCTTCAATGGATATTTATAAAGAACCTTCAATAGATTTAATTGAAATAGATAAAGAAATATCTATTAATACATTAGAATTAATGAAAGTAGATTATATAAATGAGAGTTATATAAGAGACGATGAAACATATAATAAGATAATTAAGAATACTATTATAAATTTGGAAAAGGAAGAAATAGATTTAGATATTAATAAAATTAGAAATGAGATTAAAATTGAAAAACAATTAAATATTCCATTATTACTATTATTATCATCTTTAATTTAAAGGTTTCTTATTTTTATTAAGATATGAATATGGTGAATTATATTGATGTTTATATTATTACGAGCGAACATTTAAAACCACGTTTTGCTTCGCTTAATCAACAAATAGCAAAATTGAAGACAATTCTAATATCAAATGATTATAAATTTAATTTTCATCAAATTAATAGCCCATCTCATCAAGATATAGAAAAAAATATTAATGATTATAAAGAAATTGTAGATTTAAATAAGGATGTTATAGAAGATGAAGATTTTAAAAATCTCGTAATTCCTTTGAATACAAATCAAATATCTAATTTTTTAAAACATAAGAAAGCATTAGAATTGATTAAGAAATCTAAAAATAGACTTAATTTTATTATAGAAGATGATTTTATTATAATTGATGAATTTATTCAAAATTTTAATGATGTTCTTACATTTATTAATAAAAATGAATTTGATATTCTATTCACATCTATTTCTATTAATGAGGAAAAAGAGAATGAATTTAAACAAACTACGGATATTTTTAAAATAATAGTTGCTAAAAGTTCTTATTTTATTACAAATGATTGTTCTATTAAATTATTAGATTTTATTACTAAAATTCGTTTAACATATAAATTAAATCTATCTTATTTCATTTGGAATAATAGAAATTCTATTAAAAGTTTAGTATTTAATAAAAATGTTTGTTTTGAAGGTTCTAAAATAGGATTATATCCTACTTCAACTGCTATTAATAATTTCCTTTATCAAAACTCTGAATTTGTAAAATTAAATTCAATTATTGCCAATAAGGAAGAAGTTAGTGATGAAGATATTATTGAAGCAGAACTTATATATGAAAAATCGGGAAAAAATAATTGTGATTTTCAACATATATTAGGACTTGCTTATTTTAAAAATAAGAATTATTTAAAAGCTAAATTAATGATGATAGAAGCAGTTTCAAATCTTAAAAAAAATAATGGTTTAATTAATCAACAAAATGAAATTCTTAATAATTGTATAAATATTCATAAATTTGAACAAAAAGATATTGAAAATTGTCTAAAATTTGATGGTATATATTCTTAATAAAAAATGATTTAATAATATTTTATTTATGTAAATAATTATGTATATTTGTGAAAAATGTGGAAAAGAATTTAATAAAAAAACTCAATACACTCAACATCAAAAAAGAAAAACTCCATGTATTCCATTATTTTCATCTGTTATAACAATAGATAATTCAACATTTAATGAAATTAAAAATTATTATGATTTGATTTTGAATATAGATAAAAGCACATATAAATCAAGTAATGATGAAACAACTCCTATAGATTGTATATGTGAAATGATAAATAAGATACCTAATGAATTATGGAGAAGAGAGGATTTATCTATATTAGACCCTTGTTGTGGAAATGGTAATTTTCATATCCCTATTTTTAATGAATTATTGAATTTCCATGAGAAAAAGATAATATTAGAAAAAATATTAGAATTTAATGATATTAATGATAATAGATTAGAAAATGTTAAAAAAATATTTTGTGGAGATAAATATAATTTACAAATTTCTAATAATGATTTTATTACCTTTGATAATAATAAAAAGTATGATTTAATTGTTGCTAATCCACCATATGCTAAAATGTTAGATAATGGTAAAAGAGCATCTAAAAATCATAATTTAATAAAAGATTTTATTGAAAAAGCTTTATCTCAATTAAAACCTCGTGGATATTTATTATTTATAACTCCTGATAATTGGATGTCTTATGCTGATAGAAATTTATTGATTGAAATAATAACCTCATTACAAATCATTCATTTAGATATTCATAATGCGAAAAAATATTTTAAGAAGATAGGTTCTAGTTTTACATGGTATATAATTGAGAATAGTCCTTTCTATAAAAATATAGATATATCAGGTATTTGGAAAAAGAAAGAATATATTAGTTCAGTTATTTCAAAACAACGCAAATATATTCCATTATTATATAATAATATAGTTCAAAATATATTATCTAAAACTATTGATAATATTGCTTTACAAAAATTTGAGATAAAAACTAGTAGTTATTTACATAAATATACGAAAGCAGAATTTATTAATAATCAAAAAACAGATATATATAAATATAAGTTAATTCATACTCCAAGTCAAATTGTTTATTCATCTATACCTCATAAATTTCAAGAAGGATATAAAATATTTATATCTACTACAGATAAATATAATGTATTTATTGATAATTGTGGTATGACCCAATCAATCGTATTTATATTATGTTCTAATGAAGAAGAAGCTAAAAAATATTTAGAAATATTACAACATCCATTATATTTATTTATAAATAATATTTGTCGTTGGGGTAATTTCAATAATATTAGAATATTACAAAGTTTTCCAATTCCAACAATTGAATATTCAGGAAATCATCAAGAAATTTATGATAATTTTAATATAACAAAAGAAGAAATAGAATTTATAAATTATTCTCTATAATCTGGATCACTATTATCACTTAATAGAGGATATTTATTATAATTCTTTTTATAATCTTCTAAAAATGTGCTTTCATAAGCATGATAGGTCTGTGCGATTATTTTTGTTTCTTTATCTAATATGTTAATTATCATTTCTGTTTTAGGTAATTCATAACCATACATTTCTATTTTACAACCTAAATTCAAATAAAATTCAAATGTATTATATATAAATCCATTAGTTTTAGAACAATCTCCTGATTTCCCTCTTTCTTCTATATGATGTCCACATAGATAAGATTGAATTCTTCCTTTAATTCCAGATCTAGTTCCTCCAATTTTAACTATCCTATTATTTATAACTAATAGATATAACCATTCATTCTTTTTTGTAAAATCTTCATTTGAAATTTTAGGAATAAATTGAATCAAAGTCTTTCTTTTTTTACTTCCTTCTTTTTTTCCAGAAGTTATCAATTCATCATCTAAAATTATATCAGCAATTGGAATAAAATAATCTTTTCTATTATAATCATCAAATAATATACAATCATCGATTGATATTAATTTAATCCATTTTTTTATTGGTGAATTATCATATAAATCATCAATATTTTCTAATCCAGAAATATCGTTCATCTATAAAAATATAAAGTTATACAAATATTTCATTTTTTAATTTATAGATGAAGAAGAAAATAATATTTGATTTAGAAGGTATTTTAATTGGGAATATTTATTATTTAATAAGTTATAAAATATTAATTGAAACTATTATTAATAATTGTAAGCATAAGAAATTAGATAATGAATTATGTCATATAAATAAGGATTTATGGAAGAAAAATATATCTCCACATTTTTTTAGACCATTCCTAAAAGAATTCTTAAATAAATATAAATCTAAATATGATTTTTATATATTCACGAAATTAGAAAAAGAAATTGCTTTAGGTTTAATAGAAATAATTGAAGAATACGCTAATGTATCCTTCAAAAAACCAATATTTACACGTGAAGATTTATTATTAGATTCAAATGTTAATTATAATAAAGAAATTTCATTCTTTTCACCATTATCATCATATATCATTATAGATAAGGAGGAATATTGGTCTAAAGAAACGAAAGTAATTACTCCTAAATTATATGAATATAAATTCATTCCTATAATTGATAGTTCTATATTATCATTGATTAGAACATTAGATTTAAAAATCAATATACATTTATTACCGATGATATTTACAGAAAATTATGACGAATTCTTTTTTAATTATCATTTATTCTCAGCTCAATTATTTAAAGATGTTAAAAATGATAATGAAGAATTTATAAAAGACGATTTTTTAAATAAATTATCTTTTAAGAAATAAATGACAAAAAAAGAACTTCCAATTATATTTGTTTTAGATATGGATCAATGTATTATAGGAAATAGCGAATATATATTTAAATATCAAATTTTAATTAATTATTTTATATTAAAAAATTGTAAAAATAAAAAGATTAATGGTGAAATTTGTAAAATAAGTAAGGATTTATGGAAACAATATGAATATCCAGATTATATTAGACCATATTTCAAAGAATTTATTTTTAATATTAAGAAATTATTTAAAAATGTTGAATTTTTCATATTCTCATTTGGTACTAAGAAATATGTTGAAACTATTATTGAATATGTTGAGGAAAAGATAGATTTTAAATTTAATAGACCTTTATTTACAAGAGATGATGGTATTAGAAAAATAGATAATTCATATATTAAAGAAATTAATGGATTTCAAGAAATGATAATGAATGCTAAATATTCTAAATTGGAAATTGAAGAGATCTTTAATAATCGTCTTATTATTATTGATGATCAAAAAAGGTTTTGGGATAATCCTCATTTAATTGAATGTAATTCTTATAGTTATACACCAATCCCATATTTAGATTATTCATTTCTTAATTTATTAAGAACTAATATAGATATTCTCAATTATATTAAAAATTCTGAAAATTTATTATTACCTAATTATTTAGTTTCATCTACTTCTCATGACGATTTCTTTCTTAATTATCATTTATATACGAGTGAATTAATAAATAAAAATCTTAAAACAAATAATGAAGCAATTAAGGATGAATTCTTTAAAAATCTTCTAAAAGAATTGAAAACTCGTTCAAAATTAAAAAAACCTTTCACAACTAAATTTATTGAAGATTTAAATAAAAAAATGATTAAATAATATCTAAATAATTGAAAAATGTCCTCGAATGAACGATTAAATTCCCAAATTATAGATATTCTCGTATATGATTTTAATATTAAATATCATCAATTAAAGAATACTGGTTTAAATAAAGAACAAATTAATAATCATATGGAACAATATCAAAAATCTCGTATTCAAATTTTTAAAGAAGATTTAAATCGGGTTAAAAAATTTAAAAAATGATTTCATAAATTTCATAAATTTCATTATCATTTCATAAATGTTTAAATTAATTTTCTTAATATTTTTCTTAGTAATTTTCGTTATAATTCAATCATATTATATATTTTTCATATATCTCTTAATAATATTTTTAACATCTTCTAAAATATTATTTTTTGATAAATTTAAAAAATGATTTGATTTATCATATAAAAATTTATAAAAATGATTGATATTATTTCATTAATAATATATTTTGGTATTATTTATTTATTAGCTTATTTATCTAATAATCAAATAATTTCAATTATTTTCATATTATATCTCTTATCATTATTTGTCGTATCTTTTCCATTTTCATTATTTTTCATAATTATTTATTATATATTTAATTAAAAAATGATTTTTTATTTTTATTTAATTTTCAACAATGATTTACTTATTAGCATTTTATCTTATTATACTTTCATTATGTATTAGTCTTACAAATTCTAATACTATTTTCATCTTATTCTTAATCTTCCTATTTATAACTATATTCCCTATTTCATTAATTTTCATAATTCTTTATATTTATTCATCAATGATTTATAATATTCTTCCGCCATCTCATACGCCATATATTCAAACGGATGTTCAAGATGACTAGATATTTTTATATCTCCTATTCCATTTGGATATTCACTATTATAAGTAGCTATCATTTCAATCCCATTTTTATTTTTATAAATAAAATCATCTAAATCTGGATTAGATCTTATTAATCCTCCTTTTTCTCTTCTTCTAATCATTTCAAATCCATTTTTAATCATATATTCTTTCATAGCCATTTTATTATATCTTTGATAGATATGAATACTTTCATGAATAAGAGTTTTAGTTAAATTATTATCATCATAATTTAAAACTGATGGAGATAAAAATATAATATCTTCTCTTGTATGAGGGAAACCTTCTTCATATACTGAAGAAATTAAAGCAAATTTCCATTCTTTACCATTATTAAAATAATTAGAAGCTTTTTTAGAACATCTTATTAATTTCTCTTTTTGAT